GGAGGTCACCCAATGTACCGAATTTTCGGTAGTCATCAGGGAAGTGTTGAGTTACGCCTTTTGACAATTGGCATCCCACGTATGTATATTCGGCCATTTATGGCTGAATTACATAAATGGGAACTCAATTCAGGTGTGGAATGGACACTTAAGAGGTTAAAGTCTCTTAAAGTGGACCTATTCCGCCGTCAATCTGGCCTGGAACCTCTTACCTGGGTTCGCAAGAACCGATCAGGAGACCTTTATGGTGTCCTTGGTAGTTTGTTCCGTTGGTCAGATAAGTCAGAGAAGAACTTTGCTAAGGTAGTTCAAGCACTTATGTGCTACTCCTTAGTACAGTTCTCAACTTTGACTGACGATCAGAAGGAGAAGTTCCTATCAGGAATCATGGCCGATGAAGTTTTCATCGATCACGGTTTTCTGAAAGAATTTTCTTCAACTGTTACCAGAATTGTTGCTCCTCGGACCTTATCTAAGGTTCGACCCTTGGTTACATACCAAGGGTCTCTTACCAAAAAGGCTCCTCGCCTTTTTGGTAGGAAGTCAGTTCCCCAGGATGAGAGAGTATTGGATGATCTCCAATTCTTTAACACAACTGGAGGACTTAATCTCCTCTGTAAGTATCCAGATTTATATCTGGAACAGATGGAGGGATTATCCAGGAAGGATACCTATGAATTTATGGTTCACAACCATAATTCTCGTGGTTATCCTTTACCAGATTCTCCTGTATATGGTGGAGAAATCCACTTTCTACAGGAACTCGGAGGAAAGCTGCGTTCAATCGCATCTCCCCTTCGAATCCATCAGAATGCACTGACTCCTTTGTCAGAGTCACTGTATTCTCTTGTTGAGAATCTTCCCTGGGACTGTACCTTCGATCAGTCCAAAGCCGTTCCTTTCATCCAATCGCATTTAGCGAAAGGAGGTAGGGTCCACTCTGTTGATCTGTCTTCAGCGACAGACCATTTCCCACTCAGTCTGCAAATGGTTGCACTTCGTGCAATTTTTGGAGATTGTTCCTCTGTTAACCTCTTTGAGGAGATTAGCCGAGCGAGTTGGAAATCACCATTAGGTGATCTTAAGTGGAAGAAGGGTCAACCTCTTGGATTATATCCAAGTTTTGCCTCTTTTACCCTTACCCATGGTCTTCTTCTACGACACTTAGCTGGTTCTTGGCAGAACCAATTCTTTGTTGTAGGAGACGATGTTGTCATCTTAGATGACAGCTTGTATACTTCGTATACATCCATGCTTGAAAGGATGTCTTGCCCTTGGTCTTCAGATAAATCATTATCTTCCAATCGAATTGCTGAATTCGCTGGAAAGATAATCACTTCATCTCGGGTTATTCCCCAAATGAAGTGGAGAACTCTCAGTGATGAGAATTTCTTAGATATCTGTCGACTATTGGGAAGACGAGCCTATTGTCTTCT